AGCTGAACCTGTAATTGAGCCAGTCGTAGAGCCTGTTATCGAACCTATTAAACCAACCGATCCAGTCGCAGAGCCAGCCGGTGAGGATATACCCGTAGTCGATGACGTTACAATCGAACCTCATTCTGATAATCTCAAAGCGGCATTGAAAGAGGAACGAGACAAGCGCAAAGTATTAGCGGCTGAACTTGCAGCACTACGAGCGCAACCACCGACAACAACGAACCAACCAACGCCACAAACCGTTCAACAACAGCAACAATCGCAGCAAATTGATATCAAGGAACAGATTAATCAATACGCCGAGAGAGTCGTAAAGGAACGGCTAGGCATTGAAGGAGATCCACGAGATTTAAGGTACGTTGATCCCGACAAGTACGACGACTATATGAACGAAAAGACAATGGTACGTATTGAGGAATCAAACAAATACAATAGCGGTCAAGCGGTAAGACAAGAGAATGTTAACTTTGTCAACGAACTACAGACAGCCCCCGACTTCGCAACTTTGTATCAATTCGCATTAGCCGAACTTGACGAATTGCCGGGTAAGAAGTCCCGTTCCGTCGGTAATGCGTTCCAACGGATAGACCAAGGCGTAGGAACAAAGGAAGATATTGCCGAGGTTAGAACGTTTACGACTGAATGCCGAGCGAAAATGAGTGGAGTAACGCCACAATCCAACGTAACTCCCGTAATAGCCCCTACAACGTCACCACTTGACAAAGCAAACGGATTGCCTAGGGCAACGGGATTAAGTGGCTCTAAAACGTCTGCAATGAGTTGGTCGCAAGTGGAAGATTTGATCAAGCAAGGAAAGGTTGACCAAATACCTAAAGAAATGATTTCACAAATAGATAAAAGACTATTGGAATAAAAAGGAGTGTTATATAAATGAATACTATTAATGTTGCATTAATACCCGAACTATGGGTAGCTAAAGTACAAAAAGAAGGTAAGACAGCTAGTTGGTTTAATAAATTATCGGCCACGGACGGCAGCCGCCCAGTACACACTAACTCCGAACTTGTCGGTAAGAAAGGTTTAAAGGTAACGTTTGGCCTTGCTATGGAATTGACAGGGGTAGGGGTTACTGGAAATACTACTTTGCTTGGCAGTGAAGATGCCTTAGTTGTCGAAGATTTTTCCGTAACGATTGACCAAGTAAGACAGGCCGTGTCATCTACCGAATGGGACACTAGGAAACCCGCTTACGAGCAATGGCCTTTGATTAAAGACGCTCTTGTTACGTGGTTTGCTAATTGGCAGGATAAAACCTTAGTTGCGAAACTTACCGCAAACCCTACAGGGAATTCAACTACTGGCGAATGGTTATCTGCCGCCGGTGCAGGAACAGAGGTCGCTATTGTAGCAGGTGATAAATTAACCTGTGCTCTTATCAGCAAAACTAAACGGCGTGGAGAAAACCATACTCCTGTTGTTCAACAGTTTAAAGTCGAAGGCAATGACGATATGTATGCAATGCTTATTTCCATTAATGCTGGTCGCGACCTTCGCCTTGATCCTGTATGGATTGCAGCACAACAGAGTGCTGGGGTTAGAGATCAGATGAAGAATCCTATCTTCTCTGGCGCAATGGGAATTTGGGACGGTGTTGCAATCTATACTTGGAAACGTATTTCTGTTACCGCTACAGGCGCGGCAGGTGCTTTAGTTGCTCATAACTTGTTACTTGGTAAACAGGCGGCTTGTTATGCAATCGGGCGCAATATGTGGCCTATCAAACAGTTAACAGATTATGATAATGTGATTGGCCAAGGTATAGCCTTTCACGGCGCAATAGAGAAGACTATATATGATTCCAAAGATTACGGCGTGATTCAATTATTAACATCTAGTGCACTAGACTAGGATTATTGGGGGCTTAACGGCTCCCTTTTTTATTTATGTCTTTGTAAAGGCGGTGAATTATGACCATTATTAACGAATTATTATTAAGTATGAAGTACGAACTACAAGATATAAACGGCGATGTGTATAGCCCCTACGTCATCATGGATCAATACAACAAGGGTAACAAAATCTTACGTAATACAATACTTAACCATCTACCGATGCAACTAGCCGAGGAAACGACAGGTTCCGTCCTTGCTAATGAAGCTATCACGATGACGAAAAAGCCGATCAAGTTTATCGACGTTCGTATTAACAAACGAATGATATACAAGATTGCTAAAAGTGACATATGGGACACGACAACAACAGGCGAACCAAACTCTTATTATTTACTAGGAACAAGCACCGTCAAACTATATCCAATTCCTGACAAAGAATATCCGTACGAGATTACGTTCATTCCCGAGAGCGTGAATATGGAAGATACGGGCGACAGCGGGTATCAGACCGACGTTGAGCAATTACTCATCAAGTACGTTGTGGCTATGTTAACGGGTAAAGGTTTTGACCTTGTCGGTGAATACAATTCCACTGTTGGCAAGTTGCTAAGCGGGATTGAGACGGGAACGACGGTTGTAGATGGGTATGGTTCATATTGTGACGGTGGGAGGGATTACAGGTAATGCTTATAAGCGATATTATCAACCTGGCCGCCAAAAGAATGGATTTAGACGTGGACGATTACGACACGCAAGTAATGATACTCCATATCAACTCGGGTATCGCACGAATCAACAACGGATTTATCAAGGTCTCTGATGCCGAGTGCGTAAAACAAGTTGTAATTACGACTGACATTGCAAGACCAGCAGACTACTTTGGGCAGATACCACAAAAGGCCGCTTACCCCGTCGTAGTGAGTGCAACGACAATATCACGGGCAGTAGGTGCACCACCTAGCGTGCTATTTAAATATTCGACGTTCAAGTTGGCGTTAACTACGGTAGCCGACACAATCCCGTTACCTGCTTATTGCATCGGCGAGTTAGTGGATTACGTATGTATTCACCTACAGAATGACATTGAAGCGAACGTTACGCAGGACGTGGGACTTTCTACGTCTGACGAAGCTTTATTATTTGCGGCGAAAGGTGGGGTGTAAATGCCAGTACAGGCAACGAAACACCCTTCACAGTTTACTATCGGTCTAGGCAATATCATGGGTGGCCTTTGTTTAATAGCTAACCCCGAAGCAATCCCTGACGGATTTGTCGCGCAAATGGACAATTGGGAATACGGAACGTTATTAAACCAACCACAGGTATGCCCAGGAGTGGCAACTCAATACGACTTAGGTAGTGACGTTGATACATTGTTTTACGATGCAGTACACGACGTATGGCATTGCTCGTCAGGAACAAACGAATATCAAGTACCTAGTGACTTTACTACCCATTCATTGATGGGATCACTAACAGGAACGTATACGCCTATTTATGCACTCTATGATGATGTTGTTTTGCTGGCTAGTGGTGGGCAAATACAGAAAATATCTAGCGGTACAACGTTAGAAACCGTTCCTTCTTCTCCCATGTCTCACTGGGTAGCACATAACAACGGACGAGTGGAAGCGTTCAATATCTTGTCTGACGTTAAGAATTATTCAGCTATTGGAGATTACAACGGATGGACGAACGATCCTGCCGTTGTTTCAAGTTCTCAATTCGTGGACGTTGGATATAAAGACTTTTCGCAGATTGCTTGCACGATTAAACTTGCTACGGATTCCATCGTGATTAAAACTTCCGGCGTGGCATACCGAGTATTGAACGAAAACGACTTTGCTAATATTTCCGTGGTTCCGGCTGCACAAAAGAGCGGATCGTTTAATCAATATTCGGGACTCTCGTTAGCGAATAAGGCTTATTATATCGGTCCGGAGGGCTTCAACTCATTCAGCACCGTTACGGATTACGGCGGGGTAAAGGTGGACGATCCTTCGCCTGGCTCAAATATCAACGGCTGGTATGTGCAAAACGTAGATAGTGGCTCTAAGATATGGCACGTTCCGTCGAGAAAACAGGTGTGGGCTAAGACTTCCAACATGAACGAGGTTCTTATCTATCACTACGGGATTAATGCATGGAGCAAGCGGCAATTCAAGTATCCCGTGCACGACGTAGTTTGCAAGGGTATGGACATTTATATTGCCTACGGTACGAAGATAGGCAAGTTAGACGACAAGATTTCTACGGACGACGGGTTTAACTACACGGCGATTATCGCAAGCAAACGATACCTGCCGAAATATAAAAAATTCCTAATGAAATATCTATGGCTGATTACTTACAATTTTATAGAAGGAAACTATATTTTAGAAGTTGGCGGTAAAATATTGCCCGTCTTGTTTAGTTCTACTGCCGATATAGCAAATATTGATTACGATATAGCAGATACGGATTCTGATCCTGTTAATCAATCTAACTACACACCAACAAGAAAACGAATGAGAAAGCGAGCAACAGCGGTGCAGATGGTTTTAACTGTTCAATCAGGGCGATTGGCAATAAGAGATATGGGTATTGATTTAGTGCAGATCGGAAGATAACGGAGGTGGAGAAATGAGCTTATACCAAGAATTCCCTAATACGTTCAGCCCAACGCAAGAAACACAAGAAGTATTAAAAAATCACGATAATGAGTTTAAGAAAGTATATGTTGATGTAAACAATATAATGAGCGGTACGGGTCATGCTCATACGGGGAGCGGGAGCGACGGTAGTAAGATAAGTTATGCTGATTTGGAAAATAAACCAACGATTCCAACGGCTTTAACAATGGTCAACGTTCCTGCTGGCGATATTTCTGCGGTGACTGTGCAAGATGCAATTAACGAACTGAACAACAAAAAAGCTACAACGATAAATTTAAACAATGGACTTTCTACTAAAGTAAACCAATCATCTTTAGATAATACTAACATTAGCGTTCTCGCCAATACTAACGCTCTGATAAATAAAGCTAGTATCTCATATGTTGATACTAAAATTGGGTCAGTTGTCGGTGGTACTCCTAAAGGGGTATATGCAACGCTGGCATTATTGCAATCCGCATATCCATCGGGGACAACAGGGACATATATAGTATCAGCAGATGGGAAATGGTATTATTGGGGTGGATCTTGGATCGCAGGAGGGGTATACCAAAGCACAGGAATAGCGGATAACTCTATTGCACCAATAAAGCTTAATTTTATACCTGTTGCGGGTGATGTTAGTAAAAACTTATTTAATAAAGCAACTATAACGGGTGGAAGGTATGTTGATTCTAGCGGTAATCATCCATATGTTGGCGGGTGGGATTATAGTGACTTTATCCCCACAGCACCTAATACCGTTTATGCTATTTTAACAACAGGGGATTATAGACCGTTGTGCTTTTTTGATGCTAATCATAATCCGGCAGGAGGTCTTGATTACCCTGGGCATACGGTTACAACTCCGTCAAATGGATATTACATACAGTTAAGTATGCAGGATGCTGATATTAACGGTCTTATGTTTTATCAATATAATGGAACAGAATTAATATATGAAAAATACGGTGCCACTTATATAAGTAAAACAAGTATTGCAAACCGAAACTTGATAGCGTATAAAAATATTATCATCGTTGCAAAAAGTGGGGGAGATTATACCTCAATTAGCTACGCGGTATACGCGGAGAGTGGCAATATACCACTAACTATTATTTTATGCCCTGGAGTTTATTATGAAAATATAAATATTATAGATAAATCGGTATCTATAATCGGTGTCAACAAAAATACGTGCATTATTAGGGATGATAGTGGTAACTACAATACACCGCCTTTGGCTCTAAATGGTGGTTGTTATATAGCAAACGTAAGCATAATCTCTACACATAATAATGCTACAGTTGCGCAGGTTGGCTATGCTGTGCATTGTGATTATGCAGGAGCAGGGATAATAGAATTTAATAATTGTATTTTAAGTTCTGCCCAAGCTGCAGCGATTGGAATTGGGCTACATCAAGATCAAACAGTTATACTAAGCAATTGCGAATTGATTAAAAACGATGCTGATATGCCTTATCCTAATGGTGCGTTATATTGTCATAACCAACAATGGGATGGAGCAACTAACCAGCATCTAATAGTTAAAAACTGTAGTATAAAAACCGATACAGGAGCTGCTGTGGTAATTGAAGATGCCAACCATAGAGCGGGTGGTGCAGGTGGTGACGCAAGAGACACTACAGTTGCTTTTTACAATACCATTGCATATTCAAAAACACTAGGGAAAATAGGAATTGTCACTGGCGATTCTCCATTAGCAGAGGGTTGCTTAAGCGGTTATATAAAATTAACCGATGATAGTTTCGGCAATAACGTTGCAGAATTAAACGTATGAACCTGTCAACGACGATAAACGAGGTGACGAAATGAAGATCGACGAATGGATCAAATACCACGACGAAAAAGCGAATAAACGTTGTAATATTCCGATTGGATTAGATAGGGTACACCCTAATTGCCCCCCCGGTCAAGAAATAATTACAGATTCCACAAATGGAGCCGTTCAATATTTTATTGACGGTTCTTTTATTTATATAACAGGTATTGTCGGCAACGTACAGCATTGGAACGAGGTTATTAACGAGATAGCCAAGGCTAGTAAATGTACTCACCTTATAGGCTATACGTGCGCTACAAGGCCAAAAGCGGTAGCAAGATTAACAGGATTCAAGATAACGAGAACATGGACTGAAATGATAAGGGAGGTATGAAATATGTGTTTTGGTGGAGGAACAACGAATACAACGACGAACGCATATAGGCCATTAACCGCCGCAGAAACGAGTATGCAGAACGACAGCGCAGCATACGCCAAGTCGATCCAACCAACGGCGACGAACATGGTCAACCAAGCAACGACAGGGCTTAATAACGCTGCAACGTTCAACCCGAACTATACAGGCCTATACAACGACCAAGCCCAGGCAACGGCACAGAACGGAGCTAGGGCAACGGATATATCCAACGGCTTACTACCACAGGCATATCAAGATAATCGCAATGCACAGGCCAAGACGTACGCCACAAGTGCAATGGGTGGCTTATTAAGCGATATGAATAATCGTGGTGTTATCAATAGTTCGGTAACGAATAGTGGCTTGAATAATATCAATACAACGATGGCTAACGCTTTCCAAAATTCATATAGTAACGACTTAAATCAAGCATCGAATCTCAACAACACGAATCAAAACTTCGCAAACATGCCAATC